TTATTCTAAACTTCATAAATGCCAGAAAGGGATACAATGGGACGCCCTAGAAAGATCATAAATACCACTCCTGGGACGCGGGCCGTGATCTATATCCGTGTTTCGACTCAGGAGCAAGCCAAAGGCGGTCACTATGGACCAGAAGCCCAGTTCGCTGCCTGTGAAAGCTACATCACACAAAAGAAGTACAGCGTGATTGAAACCACGAGTGACATGGGGATATCAGGCGCAAAAACGGTTGACGCTCGCCCTGGTCTCTCGCGAGCATTGACGCTCTGTGAAATGCGTATGGCAGATGTCGTAGTGTGCTACGCGCAAGATCGCCTTGCCCGCAAAGCAGGCGTCTTCGATGATATCCGAGAGCGTGCTATCAAGAATCGCTATCGTCTGGAAACCGCACGTGACGGACAGGTACTGACGGCTGCTGAAAACGAACTTTCTGCTGATGCGATGTCTTTTGTGGCTTCAATTGAACGCAAGCTGATTGCAAAGCGACTCTACGGCGGGCGCAAGGAACGCAGCAAGATCGATGGACGGGGTAGCGGCTTTCTACCCTGGGGGTATAAGCGCAGCGCATTGGGCGGGATCGTGATCGACCCGGAGCCTGCCTATATTATCAGTGAATTGCTCTGGTTGCGCAGTAACGGGTATACGTTTCAGCAGACGGCTGACTGGCTGAATGAGCAGGGATTTAAGACGCGCAACGAGCGGGATTGGAGTCCAGCGTCTGTACAAACGATAGAACGCAATCGCAACCTGTACATGACCGGTAGACGGCAATGGGACGGTATCGAGGCTATCCAGCTTTGGCCGGTTATTTTTGTGGAAAGGACGAGGTAGCATGGTGGCACGGAAAACAATTAGTCCAGCAGTACGTAAGCAGGTCTGGGCGCGCGACGGCAAGGCATGCCGAAAATGCGGAAAATCTGAGAAGCTAGAACTGCATCATATCATTCCTGTTGCTGAAAACGGCTCTGATGAGGCAGAGAACCTTGTACCGCTCTGCACAGCCTGTCATCGGGAATGGGAACACTTGATCTATCCTCACGCAAACAATATCAGCTTTGAGCAGTGGCTAGTGATTCCGCCTTGCCTTGCGCTTTTTGCTTTCTTTATGCGAGAAGAAATGTGGAGCGACGCTATCACCGCAAGAGAAGCAAGAGAACTGATTATCCAGTCCTACGACATGATGCGAGAGTTAGACAGATCAAGCGCGCAATATCTTGAAATCTGATTTGCGATCTGTCAACCATTTCCCCGGCGGCGTCAATATGGTTGACAGATCGCAAAGATGATTTACTGGCGTCGGTAAAGTGATAGTGCGAGGGACGGAGCAATAGACATTCCACGCTTCGCCTCTCGCACAAGCAGTAGTGAACGATGAGAGGCAGTATGAACGATAAGCCCATCTCGATGGAGGAAGAAAGCATTGCGTCGCTCGCAAGGTGTGTGATATACTCGCTTCTGGCAACGGATTAGAGTATTACCATTACTAAAGGTTTGCCTTCGCGTTTGCGATTGAAATGCGCTCGTTACCGTGCTCGTGACTGGCAAGAATACCATTACTAAAGGTTTGCCTTCGCGTTTGCGATTGAAATGAGGAAAGCGCAGGGCGTGCGACTGATGCACTCGGATTACTAAAGGTTTGCCTTCGCATCTGCGATTGAAATTCAGATGGGGAGGGTAGTTCGTTATGGATTACCCCTCTAAATTGCCAGAGGATTGGTTTCGCGTTTGCGATTGAAATACAGGAAAAGGGGTAGCCATGATGGCTACCCCTTCAATTTAGCGCGTTTGAGACAAACAAAAGGGGCTCACACAGTGTGAGCCCCTTTCTCATCCTCTGTAGTCCGTTCTCATCCCCCGTAGTCTGGCGGATTCGTCTTTCCCAGCGACGCGCGCGGTGGCACCGGCGAATATGCGCTACTTGTCGCATTGCCGACCACGCGCGGCCCGGAGAGTTGCGGCTTCGGCTTCACCACGTTAAACCAGTTCTCGGTCAGATACTGATCCAGCGGCTTGAGCGGCCCCGCTAACAGCGAGCCAATCGCGGCAATCATCACCGGCACATCAATCGATGGATTGCCGGTCAGATGTCCTCCCAGCGCCACGTAGCCGACGCTTGCGCCGACGACGACCAGCCCAGCGAGCAAGCCGTTCACCAGGTTATTGCCGTGGAGCTGCTTCAGTAAGCCAGGCAGGATAGTCCCGAGCACTGGCAAGAGAATCGTCAGTTGCTGCACCGTCATGCGTTTCCTCTTCCTTTCCAGGTGGTGGTGTGTTCGTTCTTACGATTTCATCAGGCAGCACGCCGGTCACGCGCCGGAATCCGACCAGCGAGAGATCGCACCGCACCGCACAAAAGCGACTGGCTGGCCGTTCCTGTTTGCGCGTGACCGGAAAGTGCTGCATGTGTTACCCCCTCGTGCTGTTGTAATTGGAGTGCGAATATTATGAGTGGATTTCTTCGTATATGAGTGCCTGCTCATCGGTGGCGATGGCGTAGGGATAGCCGCGTGCATCGATTGCCAGAAAGCCATCCTCGCAGCGAAAAAGACCTTCGGAGGTGCGAACCACAAAAGGGCCATCAATCTTGACCATTTTTGTAGTCACTTTCTTTTGATATTCTTTCCAGCCGTCAGCAGGCAGGTTCTCTGTGCTAAAAACTTGTTCCATTGTTAACTTCTCTCCTTATAAAATTTCACCGTACATCTCGTGCTTTGTTCAAAGAGTGCTTATATTAGTGAGTGCTATCTTACGCCGCTCATACGCATGCGGCGCGCTATCTGCTTTTCCAGCAAGGCCAGCAGCAGGCTCATCGGAACGAACGCATCTTCACCCTTTGCCGTTTTGCAGGGGACGAGAATACCGTCAACGGAATCGAGCACATAGAGGATATTCGGCTCTTTGGCTTTCTCCTCTTGCTCTGGTAGCATGGTCTCTTCAGTTTGCATAGATCTCTCCTCTCCAATAAAAAGTGGAATAATTTACACAAGATTTGCCGGTTACTCGTTGCGCGCTATCGATGCGTTGGCGCAATACACCACGTCCTCTAGATGTGTCAGAGCCAGCGACTTTTCACGGCTGTTTGGACACATCTGATCGAGCGCATAGGCAAAGGACTTTGCCATTGCACGGATACGCTCATAGCGCGCCGGTTGACTGCCTTTCGGCGGGTGATAGCTGAAGCGACGCTCAATCTCTGGATTGATTGCCTCAGCTTGTTCTCGTTGTGAGTCAACTTCCGGCGCATTGGCAGATACAATTCTCGCATCTTGACCTGGCATCGTTAAATTCTCCTGTCATAAAATTTCAATAAACTTACACAAGGCTATTCGATCAGCCTCATGCCAGCAGCCATACATCTTCTTGTCGCTGTATGGCACATTCTCCAACAGTTTGCCGTGCGGATATTCCCGCGTCGGAATGAGCCACAGGTCAACCACGTCTCTGCTGTAGCGTGTTCCAATGAGCGCGGCATAGCAGCGATCATGGCCCTGGTAGTGGACAATCAAGCCTATGCAAACGTTATCCACAGGTTATCCACACCCTAGACAGCGACGAACGTGCCGCTATGCGTCGCGTGATTCCATGTTGCCAGCGAGCCGGTAAATGGCTGCATGCTGGTATCAGGCTCCGTCACACTCACAAACTCCGGCCCCATCGGCACGCCAGGAAACTGGCCTTTTCGTCGCGCAGCCAGCCACATCTGCGCAATGCCCGTGTCCGTTGGCAGCTCGCCCGTGTAGAGCTTGCCAGAAAGCAGGTTCCACAGCTTCAAGTCGTCAGCGTTGAATTCATTTGTCGTCGCCATTGGTTTCTCCAATTGGGCAAGATAGGCCCATAGTTCGCTCCAGGGATAGTTGCCAGGACAGCGAGCGCGCGAAAGCGGTGCGATATCGCAGTGGCCGATGATGCCGCCTTTACCGTCGTTTTGCGCGCGCCTCATGGGGATGTTGTGGCGTTCGCAAATGTGCTGGATGAGCCGGAATGATGCTGCCTTTTGCGCAGAGGTGAGCGGCGTTGAATTGTCCGTTGCCGGGTCAACATGTTCGATGGACACGGTGCGCAGATTCAGGTTTTCATTGCTGGGTAGAAAGCTGGCATAGCCTTTCTCGACGCAGCAGTTCCCGCCCGCGCCGTCCTTCTCCCAGACGCACTGCACAATCGTTCCATCCAGACCGACCACATAATGTGTTGAGGCCATTGCCGGATCAGTGGCAAAGAACTCCGCGACCTGCTGAGCGGTCTCAAAACCTGCCGTCTTATGGACAACTAACCACATGTGGTCATTCTGGTTGATGAACACTCTTTGCTCATTGACGAACATCGGCAGCGCGCCCGGCTCATCCGTTGCGCTCATATGCTCTGCCCTTTTCCCAGGCTTGCCAGGATATTGGCGTGTGCTGCCTTTGCGGCGGCGAGCTGCTGTTGACCGCTTGCAAATGACTGATTGGCCGCCTCTAGCGCATCGGACGCCGCTTGCACCGTCGAGAGCAGTGCGTTCACATCCAGCGGCGGCAGTGGCGCGTCCAGTGCAATCGCGGCCTGGATACCGGCACTGGCGACAGTTTGCCAGAGGATTTTCACCGGCTGGGGGATATGCGTTGCGCCCAGATCGAAGTAGTACCCAACCGGCGGCTCATCGGCATAGCCAGAGCGGATAAGCCATACCGGCCCGCTTGCCGATGGATGCAGGCCCGCGCCGGTTGTCGCCTCGGAGAGCGCACCCGCGTTGGCAACGAGCAAAAGCACCAGCCCGGCGGCGTCGTTCTGCTGTTGCAGCGCGGTATGCAGCGCGACCGGGTTGGTCGCGAACTGAGCAACCAGGTCGTCCAGATCGTGATACTCGGCCTTGTTCTCAGCCAGCCAGGAAAGGACATCGGCAAGCGTGACCTGTGAAGCAGAGGCGAAACGATGCAAGAGGTCAGATTCCAGTGTGGTTGGTGCAGGATTGCCAGGAAAAGCGAACGAGCCAGCCAGGGCCAGCGTGGCGACGGCGGCGCGCACATCGGGTGAGATGTCGGGGGTCAATTGGACCATGTGGTCGGTCATAGAAACTACTCCTTACGATAGGACAATAAAAACGCCACATTGCAGATAGCAATGTGGCGAAAGGCGCACCATTTACAGCCCTATTATAGCAGATTTGGCGGTGTGGTATAGTAGGGAAAACAGAGAGGTGAGACGTGAGAGAAATCAAGTTCAGGGCGTGGCACAAGCGAAAGCGAGAGATGTTTGACGTAAGCGCAATCCAGTTCCGAGAACCGCGCTTTGTCGTCAAGATGAATTCACTGGAAACCTATATACTCGATGAGGTGGAACTCATGCAATATACCGGTCTGAAAGACAAAGCAGGCAAAGCGATTTATGAGGGGGATATTGTCAGCAATGGTGACTGGGAGGGTGAGGTAAGATATAGCGAGCAATGCGTGGGGTATGAGCCATTTGCCTGTGACGGAGAGGGCGACCATGAATGCCACTACTACTGGGGTGACTACTGGCAAGTCATCGGCAACATCTACGAAACGCCTGAGCTATTAGAGAAAGCGAGCGTCTGATGGAACAGAAATGCACGATCAGGATTGGCGATACAGAGCTTGAAGGCACGATTGATGTAGAGCGAAAGCCTCTCTCTGATGAGCAAGCTCAGGAAATGAGGGAGTTGAAAACGAGATTATACAATACGTTTCAGCGAGTGACGGGCGGCAGATGGACGCCACCCAGCCCGATTATCGACAGCACGGTATCGCCCGTGATTGAGGATGAGACGCGGTTGATTGAACAGAAAGCGAGCGACTGATGGCAGAGAATGAGCGCGATACCCACTTTGCAGGCTTCGGGGAGATGCTCTACGGTGACTTGTTTAACCTGTTCCGTAGTCTGTTCTATGATTGTGTTACAGCAGAACAGGCATATCACATGCAAGAGGACATTCAAACCTACATTGCCCAACGTGCCTATGATCTGGTAGAGCGCATTGTGAGTGACGCGCCTGTCACAGAATGGGAATGGGATATGCGCGACATTCCCGATATGACTGAGTGGCCTGAGCAGAAAGCGAGCGAGGGATGAGTATCAGCGCAACTCCGGTCTTTCTCTGTAGTGAATGTACCGGCACAACCTCATTTCCGCTTGAAATCACACTGGGAGAGAACACCGTCGATTTCACCTGCGCGCATTGCGGCGAACGCTGGCATGTACTTTTTGAAGTCACCTCACTTGAGCCGCTTCATATCGGTACATTACTGGTAAAGCGGTCGCTCGGTGTTATACGAGACGGGCAATTCTTTGCAAAGGCGAAAATGCAATGACCAACCAGCCAACAAAAGCGGATTTGCTGAATCTTTTAGAGCGAGAAACCATGAATATTGCCGGTGAAGTGGTATTGAGCAAAGTGGGCTATACGCCGCGCCTTGACCGTATCGAAACGTCTCTCGGAGAGATTATCACGGCTATCCTCGAACTGAAAAAGATGGAAGGTGTACCAACCAACTTGCAGTTGGTTGACGGGAAAGAAAGTGTGAGTGAGGGATGAGTAATCCATTGGAGACGAGCGGAATAGAGCGCCTCTATGGCTTCCGAATCATTCCTGATGAAACTATCCCCAATGGCTATAGACGCATGGAGGGGATGGATATTTATATCAGTCCTGGTAACTACAAGATTATCAGGGAAATGAATGCAAAGGCCATACTCGTAGCGATCGGCTGTATGCGCGAAATGGCTAATGCGGGTGCGTCAGCCAGTACACAATGATACCTCCAGCCACAGTGGTTGCCAGGGCCACTACTGCCGTCGTCACCACCAGCACGGTTTTCAAGAGGATATCGAGGCGCGTCTTTGTCGTCGCCTGATCGGTGGAGAGCTGCTGATTGATCTTGTTCTGTTCGTCGAGAATACGATCAATGCGTTCGAGGTGCTTGGTAAATAGATCGGTCAGCACTTCGTAGGTCTGGATGTTTTGTAAGCGTTGCTGCCGGGCATTATTGCCATTGTTGCTTCCTGTCATCTCTCCTCCTAATACCAGACGCGGGTATAGTTGTTCAGTGACGGGCCGTTCGTCGCGTCAATGGCATAGACATAGGTCATGCCGCTCGCGCTCATATAGCCGGTGGTGGTCAGCTTGACAATGGGGAGTTGTGCGTTCCACGTCGCCAGCATTTCCGGCAAAAAGAGCGAAATAAAGGTGCCGGGGGCCAGTCCCGCGTAGAGCGTCGTTCCCACGAGTTCTATGGTATTGTTGTTACCCAGGCGCGTGAGCAGGCCGTTGCCAAAGCTGGTGGCTTGCGCGGTGGTCATACCGTTGGTGACACCGGAGAGCGCCGATTCGATCTCCGCCACAATGCCGGAATTGCCTTCAAGCGTCGCCTGCGCGCTCTGGCTGCTGCCGTTGTTGAGGATGGTATTGACCGTCGACTGCCCGACGTAGGTAAAGGACAGAATGGCGCCTGCTGGCAGTTTTGGCAGCGTACTGTCATACGAGATGCTTGCGCTGCCTGGTTGCCAGTAGAACTGGCGGTTGTTGTCGATGCCCTGCACGCCCACCGTGGCAGGGCTGCTGTTGATTGTGATGACCGGCGCGCTGTAGAGCGGATAGCCCATTTGCCAGGACGTGGTACTCCCATCGGCCACTTTGAGTTCCGGTGGCGGCGTGACCAGGCTCGTGACATTGGTGATGATCTGCTGATTGCGGAAGAGGTCAGCACCTGCCTGCACGCTCACCTGTGGCCGGTAGAGCAGATAGCCTGACGCAGCAGCCGGGTCCACCACGCTCTGCACGGGAAATGCCGCCGGACGGGCCAGGCGTGGGCCAAAGAAGAGTTTTTGCCAGCGATCAATGTACCAGTAGTAATCACCGCTCGCCTGGACCGCCGCATCGATCTCGTTGGAGTAGTAAGCGGCAAAGGGCAGTGTAACAGGATGCAACTGGTAGATCGTCGCCCCCGTGCCAATTGTCGGGCCGCGCACGCAGGCCACCAGCGTGAAAAGCTGGGGCATCACCGAGGGGTCGGTGGTCGTCATGGTTACTTTCGTGTAGAGTACCTGTCCTGTGAGGTTCGTACCGAGCGGCTGTATCCAGAGTTGATAATACCGCGAGGTGCCGCCGTCGTTGCGCAGTCCGCAGGCCCCGGCAGCGAGCGGCGAGGTGTCGAGGTAGGACTGCACGCACGTCCCATCCCAGTATACCGCGATCAGTCCCCCTTTCATCGTGACGCGCACGCGATGAAAGGTGCCTCGCGTAAAGGTGATGCTTGATGCGCTCCCAAGCAGCGAGCGCGTCCCGCTTGCCACCTTGTAGAGCCGCAACTGGTTGGTATAACCACCGCTACTGGACGCATCGTAGACACCCAGTTCGTAGTAGTTGCTCGTGCTGACTTCGCGCCAGGCAAGGCCACCGGCATCGCTCTCGTCCATATCACACAGGAGATCAACATCCGCGCACGAGATGGAGTTGTTGAGATAGAGGCCACCGGAGCCGCCGGAGAGGATGAGGCGGCTGTTCGTCGTGTCATAGGTCGCCGTCGCCGCACTGCCGCCACTCTTGCTGGTATTGGTGTAGTTGGCCGATGTGTTGCTGCTAAACAGGTCTTGCGTCGCCGCCGGTTGATTCGTCCAGTAGGACAGTGCCGCGCCCGCGCCGCTATTGCCCACATTCGTCCAGGTTGAGCCATCCTGTGAGGTGGCCACAGCCACGGTAGTGTTCGTCGGCACATTGGCATTCCACATGACATTCGACGAGGCCACATAGCCCACAGGCGTGAGCGAGAGCGCCGGACTGATGCGGGTGCCGGTGACGGTGCCATAGTTGCCACACACGCGCACCACCAGGCCGGTGATGATGGGGCTGTCCAGTAGCCCGGTGGAGTAGAGAATCACCTGAATCTTGAGCGATTTGCCGCTGACGCTCGTGCCGGGTGAGAGGCCTGGAATGCTGGTAGTGGGCGTCGTCGCGCCATTGGTGCATTGTTGCCAGGTGGTTCCTCCATCCAGGCTGGCCAGCACGACGGCGGTGGACTGTTCGTTGCCCTGTCCGGTGACTTCCGACCACGAGATTTGGGTATTGCCACAGGTGCCGAGACTCGAAAGCGAGATAGACGGCGATATCCAGGTGCCGGAGAACGTGTTGGTGCAGGTCAGGTTGGCGATCTTGCCGGTGCAGCTGCTGCTGCTATCGACATAGGTGCGCAGGCCAATGTTGCCTGCCGCCGTGTAGGTGCTATCCAGAATATCGATGATGGGGCTACTGCCATTATTCCAGTAGACGGTATGACGGTTCTGCGAGACGACGAGCTTCAGGTGATAGGTGGTGCCGCTATTGATCGTCTCGCTGACCTGTACGATATCGGTAAAGGTGCCGGTTGCAGGCCCGCCGCCCACATTGGACGAGGGTGGGTTGTTGATGCCATAGCCCAGTGAGACGGAGGTGCCGCCTGCCTGCCCGCCCGGAGCGCGCATCACACGCACGTAGTAGGCAAAGCTGTTATTGGGCGACCCCCAGTAGGTCTGCCGATACACAAAGCCGATTTCATTCTGGTTGGGTGAGCTATCGGTCAGCGTAAAGTCGGCCTCAACGGTAAAGTTATTCACGGCACCCAAGAAGTTGAAGCGCGACGAGGACCAGGACGTTCCCGAGCTGCCGCCGGACGTGACGACATACGCCCCCGACGATGTGGATTGCGTGGGGTTACTTCTGCCACTATTGCCCGGCACAAAGGTCATGTTATTGAGGTTAGACCAGGAATAGGAACTGGACCCAAGCGCCAGGTCGCCATTGCTGTTGGGCGCGGTGCCTGTCTCAGTCCCACCGTTCCAGGCAGATGCTGAGCCATACGCCGCCGTCACGTCGCTGGTTGTGGTGTTCGCCGCCGAGTTGATGGTGATGACGACTTGCAAGAGCGAGGGAATGGCTGTGGGGTCTTGCCCACCAGAGAATGTTTCTAGCAGGTAAAACGAGGTTCCCGCCACGTTCGCCCCGGCAGGTAGTCCCGGCAACGCCTGATTGTTGGTACACGGCAGCCAGGTCGTCCCATCATAGCTGATGAAAATCGCCGCCTGCCCGGCGACCGTCGCTGCCCCTGGCGACCCATCTGTGACAGTCGGGCCATAGGTGGGCGTCGAGGCCACCCAGGTGATCGTCGAATTTTGCACCAATCCTACGCCGCTGATGCTGTGCGCGGGTGAGAGGCGGGAACTGACGGCAGGGCGATACACCGGCACGACGCTGACGACCGTTGCCGGAACAACATACGCGCCAATCGCCGATACCGTGGGCGGATTGACCGCCGGGGCAGTCGATGTTGTGCTAAAGAACGGAGAGCCGGAATGGCTACCGAGATAGCAATTTTTAATATAAATATCGTAGGTTCCGGCCTGGTTGCCGGAATTAAAGATGGAAACGCTGGTGATTGTCTTGCCAGAGAGCGCGGAGAGGTCAATTGCTCGCGTGTACCAGGCGTCTTTGGCGTAATCGGACAGGTCCTGGATGGAGAGAACGGAGAGGCCGCTCTGGTCCCACTGACCCACTGAGAAATTGGTATCTGCCGCGCCGACGTACTCGGTGAGGCTGGTGCCGTCGCTGAAGAAGAGTTCGACGCCCGCCTGAAACATCGGTGAGGTGGAGGCAATCCAGATATCATAGTTGAGCGTGTCAGAGCTGCCAACCGTCATACTGCCCGTCCAGATCACGGCATCGAGGCGATTATCCACCACTGCCGCATCCGCCGTCGTCACGCTGTAGGTCTGCCCATTCACCTGGACGGTACTCTGTGTCTTCGGCTGGTAGCCCTGCGAGGCGCTGAGGCCCGTCACTGGCCCACTACTGTTGAGCGTGCCGGTCGGCTGAATCGTCGTGAAGTTGCCATAAAAACTGGCTGTCTCCCCCGGCTGGCCGCCATAGATCGTGACCGAGCCTGCCGGGGTATAGTTGGCGCTAAATGTCCCCAGCCCCGCCGTTCCTGACACGTTGGCCGTGCCGCCACTGACCGAGATCGTGTTGGGCGCGATTTCCGTGCCATAGGTATAGGCCAGAAACGATTGGAACTTGAGCGCGTTTTGTGTCGTGGGCGCAAGGGTGTTGTTACTTGCGACCATGTTAGTGAGTGTGCCGCTACTAAAGTCGCTTGTGACCTGTTCCGTCAGCGAGAACTGCGTCCCGGCCCGCGCCAGTTCGAGGTCGCCGGTATTGCTCGTGATCGGTGGCGAGGCTGTGTTGGGCGCGTAGGTAAAGGGCGTCGTTGTGGTGGTCGCCGCTGTATTGGTGAGCGTGCCCTGCCCAAAGGTGGCGGGGGTATAGTCGCTCTCTAAGGCAAAGTCACCCCATACGCCTTCCTGGGAAAGCGTCTGCTGGATGAAGTCGCACACCATATCGCCTGCCGTCCAGTTGAGGTAGTTGGTGGTGTTGGCCCGTTTATCCGCGTCATAATGGTGATCCATCATGGTCAGCGCGTGTTCCAGTTGCGCCGCGCCCCCGGCGGCGGGCTTGCTGATGCGGTCGTTATTCACATAGCCGTCATACAATTTGCCCTGGCTGGCGTCCGAGAAGAGTACCGGCATGCCGCGCTGATAGGAGGCCGTCCCCGCTGTGTCCTCTGCCGTGAGCGTGAGGATAGAGCGTTGATCGAGCGCATCAGCCAGCGTAAAGGATTCGTTGAGGATAGAGGCTCCGACGCCGCTTTGCAGGCTGGATGTGCCAATCAGGCAGGAGAGGCCCGCAGGTGTACTGCTCATAGTTGGCGCGGTGGTCATACCGTCGTTGGTCACGCCCGCAGATGCGCTATTGGAGACGTAGACCGTAAACACATCGCTCGCCCAGGCGGTGCTACCATTCAAAACGAAGGCGTCCATGTAGAGCGTGTCGCCCGCGATGAATTGCCAGAGCGTGGCCGTGTTCGCAGGCGTCGTGTAGGTCGTCTTCGCGGTAGAGAAGGTTTGGCCTGAGAGCGTGGAGAGGGCAATCGGATAGTACGTGCCGTCCATCGTGCGGCGATACCAGCGCACGATGAGCGATGCCCCACTTTTGGATGTGCCGGACTTGGCAAGCGTAAAGGCCGCAGACCACGAGCCTGCCACAATCGTATTGCCCGCTAGCGAGAGCGACCAGCCTTTGCCAGTTGGGGCGGGTAAGGCCCCTGTCCCTGTTTGTGTGCCTCCCTGACTGGCCAGTTCGACATAGGTGTTGGTGCCCGATGACGGCATGGTGACGCTGACACTGGTTTCCGTGCCACCCGAGGTGATAGCCATCTGATCGGATCCTGTCAATCCCCCGGCGGTTTGCGCAACATTGCTCGCGTAAAAGAGCGACGTGGTAGAGGCCGCAATACGCCCGCGCAAGGAGAAATCATGATCCGCTACCAGTCCAATGCTCCCGCGCAAGGAGAAATCATGGTCGCTGATACCGGAAAGGCGTCCGCGCATCTGGTAGTCATGGTCAGCCGTCGTAGCTGACGACGGCATGAAGGTCACGACTGTGCCGTCCTGGTTTTGTGCCGTGCCGATGGTAAAGGACGCGGAGGCCGCCCCCGTTGTGCTGACGATCTGGTAGACCTCGCGCAAGGTTGGCCCGCCCGCGCCCTCAGCGCCAAATGACCAACCAGAAGTCAGGCTGCTCTCCGTCTGTCCCGCGCCGCCATACGCCAGTCCGGCGATCCAGAGTTCGCTTGCCTGCGTGGTAGTGGGGGTGGTGCCAGAACTCACCGTTGTCGAGGAAGACGGTGAGCCGATGGCCACCTGATCAACCGGATTGGACTGCCAGCCCGTCGTCGAGTTCCACTCGCTGAGCACCAGGTCATTGTTGTAGGCACTGTTCAGGTTGAAGGTGAAGCTGGTGGTACCCGCCATTGCTGCCGTGACGATCACGTAGTAGACCGAAACGCCTTGCGCCACCCCCGCATTTCCCTTTGCCAGCGTCCAACCGGTCGGGGTCGTCCAGGTCGCCGCCGTGTTGCCCGCCGCGACGGAAGCCACCAGCAGGTTGCCTTGCGTGACCCCACTGGTGAGCGTGACGGTATTCGACGCAGAGGCGGCAGCGCGGTTGCCCGCGCCCTGGACGCGACTAATGCTCATGTTTACCCCACAATTCCAAGTGCAGCAGGAGAAAGCGCCGGAACAGGAGGCCCATCCTCACGCCACTTGCCAAAAGGACGGTAGAGATTGGTCTTCCAGTTGACATAGAGTGCCTGCTGCTGGCAATCCCACACAAAGCAGGTACATTCCCCTGACGCCCTATCATCCAGCCGTCCCACGATCATCGCGGCCATCATCTTCTTGCCCGCGACGATCGTGGTATCAAATGACCCGTTTTTGAACTGGATGGCTCGCTGCTCAGGCAAAATTGGGACGCGCACCGTGTTGCCCGTTGGTGCCAGACGAGAAGCCGGACAAAACATCCACAGCTCTCGAATGCGCGACGTGAGATCGTTGGCGACGACATCCGCCGACCAGTCCGTGAGGCGTTCGATGCCCCGCACGAGGTCAATCTTGGAAACCGCCTCGCTGACCCACGTGTCATCATCGAGCTTCACCGCCCAATAGGGCCGGTCAATCTGCAACAGTGAGCGGTTCCCAAGCAGCCCGAAAAGCAATTCGTTCATACATCCTTCCTTTCGGGCTATGAATAGTTGTATTGCAGCGTAATGACCGGCGTCCACGTCCCGGTCGTGATGTTGGCCCCGATGAAGATGCAGAGCGTGAAGTACCAGTAGAAGGCGGTCGAGGCAGGTGGGGCGCTATTGCCGACGATGTACTGAAGCCAGCCCTGAAGTGACTGCCACGCGCCTGCTGAGTTGAGCCAGTTGGAAGCCGAAACCGCGACCGAGCCGGTCGTTCCGGTTGTGGCCGAGGGGTTGGTGCCGACCGAGCCTGCTGAGGGCGTTTTCTGCCCGCTGTTGTAGCCCTGATCGTAGGCATTGCCCTTGATATAGGAGGTCGAGGAGGTATCGCTTGACTGTCCATTGGTGAAGGCGTCATTATCCGTTCCGGGCGGCTGCGTGCCTGCTGCGGGAGGAGTATGCGTGCTGTCAGCAAAGCAGGAGAATTGCATGGCCGTAACCGGGTTTCCATCGGCGCTGAAGTTGAACCGCAGCACCCTGGCTTTGGTATTGTCGCCCGTATAGGTAGCGATCTGGTTCCCTGTGGTATCGGCGGTAAAGGCCCAGAGCTGGGTGACTGCCTGCGTGCCGGAGGTGGGCTTGTTCATGTAGGGCCAGGAAGCGGAAGGTGTTGAACCTGTTTGCCCGCCGCCTGACTGCGCCATGCGCAGTTCATTGGCCCCGGATGTGCCGCCCTGTGCAATCGCGGTTCCCGTCCACGTCGGCGAGGCGTCGGTTCCCGTGTTGTACTGTATGCTAATTGAGGTATAGTCCGCCATATTCCTTGCTCCTAATATGATCTATTCCCGCTCGTCACGCGAATGTTCGCGGCGAGTGGCAACGCCATTGCTGAGATGAGCGTCTGGCTATCCAGCTGCACCAGGACATTCATCGATTGCGGCATGCTGCCGCCTCCTCCCATGCCGCCACCCAGAGAGAGTGCGCTTCCTCCCATGCCGCCACTGGTTCCACCGCCCGAAAGCGGATAGACCGAGCGCGAGTTAAAGGACACCAGTTCCGGGCCGCTCTCGCCCGTGATGGCGAAATCCCCGCCAAAGCCTTGCACGCCACTGGCAAACATCGGAATGGACGGCGAGAGGCCACTGCCCCCAAACATGCTGTTGAGCGCTTGCTGAATCATGGCCCCAATGTTGGGCAGGGGCGGCAGGTGGATATCTGAAAACATCGCGCTGATCGCATCGGTGATTTGCTTGCCCAGATCAGGTAACGATGGCAGGTGGATACCGGAAAAGAGATTTCCCAGGTCGCTTGTGATCTGTCCCGCCAGGTTGGGCAGCGATGGTAAATGTATGCCCGAAAAGAGATTGCCTAACTCACTGCCAATCTGGCCTGCGATATCCGGCAGTGGCGGCAGGTGGATACCCGAAAAGAGGTTTCCCAGGTCAGCGCCAATTTGCCCCGCAATATCGGGCAAGGGCGGCAGGTGAATGCCTGAAAATAAACTCCCTAACTCGCTGCCAATCTGTCCGGCAATGTTCGGTAAGGACGGCAGGTGGATACCGGAAAAGAGGCCAGAGAGGTCGCTGGTGAGACCAGAGAAATCAAGGTGGGGCAGATGGATATCAGAAAAAGCGCTCGCAAGCTGGGTGCCAATGCCAGAGAGATCGAGATGAGGCAACTGCATGCCGCTCACCTGTGTGTTGATATCCGTTTTTGCGATGTTGTGGACCAGCACGCCGTTCGCATAGTAGGTATGCGAGTCACCAACGGTGATGTTGTAGACCGGCACCGGCTCGCTATGCGCCTCGATAGCAAGCAGCGTCGTGTATCCCTGCACGGTCTCTATGCGTGCATCGACCTGGAGCGGCGCAACGTCCAGATCAGGATTTTCCCGGCTCGTTGCTGCTGGTGAGAGCGATTGCCATCCGTGTTCGGTCATGACCGGGTGTGAGTCGGTGAGCGTGAGCGTCCGCCCATCCTCCATGTGCAGGGTGTAGATGGCCTTCTGTGGGAAGCTGATCGTCGCCGTTATCCGCGCCGGAACATCCTTGCCTTGCACAACATCTCCAAGAGCAAGACGTTCAATCGCTCGCGTGCTGCCATCCGCGAGTAGCACCGGCGTGCCAGCAGGGAAACAGCCGCCGCTTGCCGCTGGTTGTTGCCCGGAGTCAAAGAGATTGTGGAACCAGTCTCCGAGGCCGCTAAACAGGCTGCCCGCGCCGCCACCTGGGGCAAAGAGATCATGCGAGAGGCTACCTAGTCCGCTGAAGAAATCGCCCATGCCACCGCCAGGGGTAAGGAAGCCACCTTTCCCAAAAAGGGCTTGTGCGAGAAAGGGGTCAATAGGGGACATGGCGCTCACGCTGCCGGGTCCCTGGGACTCAGGGGGCGGGACTTCCACGAGAGGGCCATTCGTAAATTCCTTGCCGGTGAAGGGGTCAGTTGCGCCCAGAGGGGAAAAGTGAACGTTTTGTGGTTGGTACTGATATCCCGCGGGCTCAGCCCACGTGCCGATAGAGCCGGGAGATTGCATCCAGGTCCAGCCGGGGCCAACACCAGTCGGAGCCTGTGAGGGCGCGCCCGGCGAGCCATAGGAGTAGAGATCAGGAATTGAGGCGGAGACAGGTGCGGGGGTGCGTGTATTAAATGCGCCCGACCACATTGCAGGCGCAAGGGCCGGGTCGGCTGCAACAAACTGCGTCAGGAGATTGCCAATAAATTCACCAAAATTTGGGCTTTGCGAACCGGGAGGAGAGGTATTGGCAACGGCGTTGAGGATTGGGGTAAATCCCTGTACTACCCCATACGAAAAGGCATCCCAGCTACTTTGCGTAGCTGTGCTCGCTGCATTCATCGAGTAGTCAGGCGAGCCGATGGTAGTGGCAGGTATACCGAGTTGCGCCTGATAGGCGGTCGCGCCCGTCCCAATGGAACTCGTGATGTTGCTAATCATCTGCGCGGCCATCTGCGCGTACATGATGGGGCGCATCATCATATCAAATTCTTGTAGCCCCCCGAAGCCGCTCAGACCGCTCGCTGCCTCTTCTTCTCCGCCTGCGCCAAAAAGGTTGCTAAAGAAGCCGCCAATCCCGCCGCTGCTCTCATTCATGCTACCGCCGAGTTCATCGACAGATTTGCTTGTTTCCTGCACGGCAGTCCCAAAATCGGTTATGGTCTGAGTCGCGTCTTTCGCGCCTGTGCTGATGGTGCTAAAAACATCACCTGGCTGGTTGCCAATATCATAGAGGCTTTTAAAAACGGTATCTTTGTCAGACCCCAGGGTTGCGACAAAGGTGTCCCAGCTCTGCCCGGTTTGTTGCAGATAGTCCTGGACGCTCGATGGCTTGATATCCTGGTTGAGCGCCTGCTGGAGGACCTCCAGGTTGTTCATCGGAGTGCTCCCGATGGACACGGCAAAATCATGCCAGCTTTGCCCAGTATCTTCGAGGTAGCTCCCGATCATATCGAAGGCATTATTTCCTTCCGGCGCAGCTAGCATCGATGCCACGGATTGCTGGAAGGCTTGTATGTTTTCCGTCGCCGGACCGTACACCTCGTTGTTTGTGCCGCCGAAAGCCGAAACGGTCGCATCGGCCACCATTTTGTAGCTATCGGCCACCTGGGGCATCACTTCAGGGATTTGTGAGGTCGTATCCACAAAGTCGCCTACGGACTGACTGGCTGGTTCCATGACCTGCTGGAAATCCTGCACCGGCTGCGTCGCCTCTTGCAGCGACTTCGTGGAGTCGTCCAGAATGGGAGGAAGCTGGCTGATTGCATCCTGGAAACTGCTCACGGTATCTGAGAGGCTGCCCGTTGACTCATCCATTGATGAGACAGCCTCTTGAGCCGATTGCACCGGCTTCTCAATTTCCCCTACCGCATCAGTAAAGCCCTTTGCGCTGCTGGCCCCGTCGTCCAACCGCCCTTGCAGATTTGAGAGCGCATCACCCGCGCCGCTCACACTCTCTTCAACGCCACCACCAATATCCGCCAGCGAGGCTAAATCTTCTTTCGCCTGCTGGACACCAGAGCCGTCGTATTCAATTTTAATAGTAGCTTTGATTTCGCCGGCATCGGCCATTGCTTCCTCACCTCCTTTCCGTCACCCCATCAGTATCTGGGTGTTAGTTTGTCTGTTCGGCGCTCTTTGCGGCGCGCCCGGTATGTTTGTAAACCCTTTGAACGACGCCGCAAACTTTGGATCGGTCGTGTCGATAATCTCTTCGTCTTCGTCCTCGACTACCTGCCGTTTTGACCGTTTGCCGCCACCAAAGGCGCGGATGATAGCCAGTGCCAGGCGCTGCGTCTGCACCTCGTCATCGATCTCCAGGTAGTGCAGCCAGCCGAGCAGTTCGATGCTGCTCATAGATCGCAACAGGTCCGCGACGTGCTTGTAATCCAGCCGCTCAGCAAGACGATAGAGATTATAGATGTCGGCGCGTTCTAGTTTTTTTTCGTGTCTGTCGTGCCAGGAATCATGCCAGAGAGTCGCAAGATGGTAATCCAGAGCCGCTCAATGGCCGCCCCATTCTGCTCGTGCAGCAACGCTTTGCGATGGCTGTCGGTAAAGACGCGCTTGCCCGTCGCCGGGTTGTAGCAGCCCCCGATCACGATGAGCGGCAGCGCCTCGCTTTTACGATAGTCACTGCGTTTGGTCTTCTCATCGTATGAGGCGATCTGCACGGCCATGCGATCTTCTGCTGAAAGGGCGCGGCAGAGAATTTGCACGTTCCATTCCGGCACGTCCACCAACTCTTCAGCAGGTGTGATACCGAGAATGTGCGCGAGCAGCGCCTGATCGTCGTCAAAGGTCAAAAACGTGGCGTCTTGCGCCTGTGTGTTCGTCATACAATGCTACTTTCTACATGCGAGTAACAGTCGTTGTGCTAAAGGTATTCGAGGTTACCAGGTAGACCGGCCCCACTGCCTGAAAATTCACGCTTTGCTTCTCTACGTCGTTGGCGGCGTCCACCTGTTGAATCTGCGTCGGCAGCGCGTAGAACTGCCAGCGTTGGCCGCCTGACTCGTTAAACCAGAGCTGGCAGAGGATGATGCCGCCAGAGATGTTGATCTGGCCGACGCCGGTAATCATCTCGTTGAGGATTCTCGCGTCGTCACGAAAGCAGTCCACGCTAAAGGTCATGGTTTTGATCGTGCCGACGCGCACCGCCCAACTACCTGATGCCTGAAACGGCGTCACATCTTTGGTCTGCCCCCTCACCTGCATCTTCCAACTATGCGCCCCGTCCAACGCTGAGAGCGTGAAGTAGCTGCCCTGAGAGATGCGAATATAGTTGTTGGTGCCGGGGGTACGCGCCGTGTTGAAGACAATCTCACCCACAGGCCAGTAGAAGGTGTAATCCCCGCTCGTATCCGTTGTCCACCCGCTCGTACCATTAGGAGAATACTGGACGGTCACTCCCTGCGACTGGTCCCACGCCTGATGGGTATTGGTGAAGTAGTGGATATGATCGCCGCTATCGGTACAGGATTCAGGCGAACCAAGTGCCGTTGAAGGCGAGGTTGATGTCCACACGTCGCCATTTATCCCCGCTATTGCTGACATGATACTGTCCCTCTCATATCCACTCGCTTCACAACATCACGAATAGGTACAGGCACCTGTGCCGGTAAAGGAAAAGTCCACAGTTTCTGCGCCTTGCGCGTCCACGTTAGGGTCAATACCAGTGAGAATGGCTGAGCCACTGAAGCCATGCGGGGTATTGACGATATTGAGGGTGAGCGTGACGGTTGAGTTCAGCAACGCATACAAATTGGTCTGTGCGGTGTCCGCTGTGTCCACGAAGGCGGTCACTTTGGCTGTCCAACTCTTGATTGTGGCCAGATTAATGGCCCAGTTGCCAGAGGCTCCAAAAGGGGTGACATCTTTGGTCGCACCTTTGAGCGAGAGCGTCCATTTCGAGGCGTCGGTAAAGGCGGTCGAAGCTTCGGAGACGGACGCGCCGATTCCTGCGAGGGCTGCCACTTTTTTTACTCCTTTTTCAAGGGATATGGCAAGAGAAAAGCCATACCAAAAACGAATTTCAGGTATGGCTCAAATGGCTCCGGGTGTGTATTTTATTGTGCTACTTGTGAGCGATGCTTGCCCACAGGATATGGTGTTCCATGTGACAGCCGCGACACCAACACCAGAGACCGCCGGGTATACTGGCGAGCGGTGTAAGGCTGGCTGTGTCGATGCGCGCCAGCAACTTGCCTGTCTTCTCGCAAAAGATCGGCGTGCGCTCTGCTGACACTGCGCTCTTTTCCTCATTATATCCTATCGTTGGGCTTGCTGTCATCTTGCCTCCTACACACCGTCCAGAAACGATGAGAGCGCGTCTTCGATATGCTCTTCCACAAAGTCAATTGCCTTCTCAGTCATTTCCTGCCCTGCCACATGTGACCTATGTTTCGCTGGTCTATAGCCATGTTTGGTACGCCAGCCGCGAGCAGTTTCATGGCCCGAATTAACCCAGTCATAATAGTACACGTCGTCATTGAGCGTGAACGAGAGGCCGTCTGGTTTGGCCTGCTCTGCATCTTGCAATCTGCCTGACCGCCGATGGGTGGCCTCTTTCCAGGCAGCTTCCGTCTGGCTAGCAAGTTCCGCTGTCTGCTTGACGAGGTTCTCTTGCCCCTTCTCCTCGATGTCAGAGAGGTTGCCCAGGACTTCATCCAGTCCTTCCCAGGTGATGCTGACTTTTGCGCCCATCAGGACACCTCCGACGCAATGGCAGAGAAAGACAGTTCTATGTCATCGCGTAACGTGACTGTTTCCGTAGGCATGGTCTCCATATTCTCTGTAGAGAGATCGGAACGAAGCAGCGTGATTGTTGCTTCAATGAGCGAATCAGGCTCTATGGATAATGTCAGTTTTGTGATATTGGTCACAAGTTCGTCATCGGCAAAAATCAGAAAATGGTATGCGACAGGAGTATTCGCCGGGCCTTCAATCCGAATCCGCCGACCAACTAATTCCTCTGCCGTGAAATTCCTTCCTTTGGGGGAAGGAATATATACTGCTGTCATACTAGCCTCCTCTGGACATATACACCGTTGGCGGTGGCGGGACTTCCGCTTGCGATGGTGCTGACACCGTCTCATCAATCAAAGCCTTGAGTTGGCTGTCTTCCATCGAAAGCGCATAGAGCGCGCCGCAAACGAAGCACTCTTGCACATAGAGCATCAGGATATCATCCTCGCCGGGTTGGACGACATAGGCCGGGTAGCCGATGTCCGCTAACTTGGCTTGTAGCGCCTGTTCTTGCTCTGGTGTCATGTGTTCGCCTCCGCCAGTGGTTTCTCATCAAGATACACCGTGATAGAAGGAACTGCCTCTGGATTATCTGTCGTGAGAAAATTTCTTTCAGCCACTACATGCCCAGTTCCAGTCTCACCTACAAGCGGGACAGAGTGACCGATAATGCCATGTTGTGCGAGTTCATCCCGTACAATTTCCCTGATCTGTTCCTCTGATAGTACCTTGTGCGCTGCCTCAAACGCTTCTCGCGTCTTCGTCAGTTCCTGCTGAAGCCCTTCAGTCAGTTCTATCGTGAAATCTGCCTTTGCCATATGCTCCTCCTTAACTCGCTTTGACAAAGATCGTCCATTCCGCCCCGTCAAGCAGCCATTTCGCGCCATCTACCCACTCGTTTTTGCTGACCGACGTACTGGCGAAGCTGCCGCTGATCGTACCCCCGGTCACTGTCACAGGGCTGGCGACAGTGAGCAGGGTCGCAATACGCGCCGCCGCGCTGGCAATGGCACTGGCTGCGGCAATGGGGCCGGTGGCGACGACACGGAACATGAGCTTGCTATAGGCATTCGCCCCACCAAAGACGGGGTGATTAGATGAGCCGCCGGGCTGGTATTCCACCAGGCAGTACGGCGTGGCCGTCCCTGGCAAGGCAAACGACTGATAGACGCCGCCAGGGGCGTAGCTCGCAAGGGTGGTATCACCTGCAAGCGTCGCCTCTATCCAGGTGTAGGCTACATCCACTTCTGCTGTCACGAGACGCCTCCACGCAAGAGATCAATCGTAAATTCCATGTGGTTATCTGGAAACGTTTCTGGGATACTGATCACCCGATACTGATAATTGGTGCCAGTCACCGGATCAATACTGCTGATGAGCGGGTTGGCGTTGCTCACCTCGGTGAGAATGTCGGTCTGACGAATGTCATAGATACCGGTGATATACGCATCGAACATCTCACGCGAAGCGACGCCCTCGTAGTACAACACTTCATTGGGGATAGCCCGGTTGTCGAGTTGGACCCCACCGATGTTCGTCAGCACAGGAGAGGTGCCGTTCGCCCGCTGCACGTTGATCGTGATATCCTTACTCATCAGGTTTCCTCCATCACATAGGGCTGCAACAGGCGCATGGCCTCTTTCACTAAAAGGCTTTCGCCTGAAGTGTCTCCACGTAGCGTAAAGGTGATGTTGCGTTTCCCCATCTGCTGCTGATCGCTGCCGGTCGGGTTGACCAGTTGCACAAAGCATTGATTGATGAGCAGGCTACACGCCCGTACAACCGTACTTGGTAAGTTCGTCCAGCCGCTGTCATAGGTGATGGTGAGCCACTGCTGGCGGCTGCGATTGCGCTGCGTGTTCCACGGCGTCCCGGTAGACGTTTGCTGATTGTTGTTGGAGAGTGGCACGAGGTTGCGCACGCTCACGAGCTGCTGCTCGCTGTCGATGATGGCCTCCGCCGGGTCATAATCCACCACGGAGAGTGGGTCACTCTTGATCGAAAGCGCGGTGAGGGCGGTAATCGGAAAATGACGGGGCCGAAACCACAGCACGCCTTCGTTGTTGATGGCGGCGCGCATCGTCGGCATGGTCAGCACTTCGCTGCTATAGGTGGATACCCACAGGCTCTGATGGCAGATATCTTCTACCCATTGCGAGGCGGTGAAAATTTGCTCAGCCAGCGAGATACTATTGGTACCATCGCTGCATACCGCGATACCGGGGCTGTGCTGGTAGACGAGCGGATTTTGCAGGGTGATGCTGGTAGCCCCTGGCGCGACGACGCTGGCGGCTTGCACGACTTCTGAGTTGAGGCCATCGAAGATGTAGAGGTTGTCATAGGCATTGATCTGTGCGGTGATCGCGCTGGACGGCACACTCAAGAAGCCTGCACCGGCATTTTGCGTGGAGGAGAAACGGAACGCATTGCCATAGTAGCCGCTTGTGCTGAGGCCGCTAGGCTTGCGTAAGTATGCAAATATGTCCAGGTACGTCGAGCCGATCATGTTTCTCCTAGCTGTGCGCGCCGCCGTCGCCAGTCACCTGTGATTACTATACAAGTGGAAAATTCTTCAGAACACTCATTTTACCTCTGCCTTGAGCGCGGTGCTTGGTGCTGCCATGATGCTCTATCCTTTAGACCCTGCTAGCCTCTGGTGTTCACTGGTTGAGCAGGAACGAGCGTGAAATTATCCTTCAACTGCTCCTCGCTGATATGACCGACGGTGCCGTCCTTGTCGATCACGCGGTAGAGACCGTGGTACTCGCTTGCCTCGTCTTCCACTAACTCCACCGAAATCACCACGCCCTGCGTGTTTTTGTATTGCTGTGTTGCCATGATCTATCTCCTGAGAGGATGAGCAGGTGTGTACCTGCTCATCCTGAATATGTTTCCTTTTGGTGCGCTACTCTTCACAAATGCCGATAAAGCCATTCACCGTTGGCGTACCGGTATCTGCGTCCAGAAACAACTGATTGTTAGCGGCGGTTGAGAGGTAGCCATTGCCCAGGTCAGGCGAACTTTGCGCAATCGCGACCGGCAATTTGCCCGTTCTCAACACCTCAGTACCAGTCGTATCCTCAAAAAGCACACAGGCCGCAGCGGAGGCCGAAAGGTGCCAGCAGAGAATGCGAAATTTCTTACCGGATGTGGGCGTGTAGACGCTGACCGGCGTACCGGCGTTGAGCGCGACCCCTTTGATCTGCACAAACTTCGTCACAATACGGCGCGGGCTGAAGAGGCTGGTTCCGGTCTGCATACCCTGCACGATCATGAGCAGGTTCGCCGCCGCGACGCTATCCGCCGCCGATTGGTTGGCGACGCCGGAAAGCAATTGGATGAGACTGGGTGCAGAGGGCTGATTCTGGAGGTCGTTGCTAACAACGCCACCCTGCTGAGCAACCACGCCGACATTTGGAACGTAGTTTCCTTGCGCTTTGGTGCCGTAAATATCAGACGGCAGCACGCCATCAGAAACAGACATGATGTTTACTCCTTATCTCTCAGCGGGTACGCTCTTGTACCCGCTGAGAACCGCTCTCATGGCGCTCCTACGATGTGACAATGCCCGTGAGACAGCCAACGCCGCCGAGGAATTCGTTGCGTAGCGTCTCGTTGGCGAACGCGGCATAACTCCACTGTGTCATGTGGCTCTGGTCAGGCGGATACTCTCTTGCCCACAGTTCCTTGTTGTAGCGCACGGAAAGCGGTGGGCCGTCCATCTCTGCGACGGTAAAGGGCAGGGTGAGCGAGAGCGCGATGATCGTGCCTTGCGTCAAGTACGGCACCATAATCACATCCATGAGGCGGCCCGTGGTCTGGTTGACCCAGCCCGTTGCGCGCCCGCCGCCCACAAGGTCAGAAAGTCCGCCCTGGTTTGGCGAGGTATTCACGCGGAAGTTGGTCGCGTTCATGATGATGTTGGTCAGCGCCTTGTGGTCGCGCACGCCAACGAGCAGGCACTCAGGGTTGGCATGCGCGTTGAAGTACATCGCCTCCAACCAGCCATCGATATCGCTCTTTGCCAGCGCGCCGCCGATGTCTGCCACCCGCTTCACCACTGCGACCTCGCCACCTTCACCGACACTGGAAAGCGAACCGGCGTTGAGGTAGGTCATGCTCTGCAACCCATCAAAGATCAACGCCTGATTGGCTGGCGTGCCACCACCGCCGGAGGTTGCCACCACCGCCGTATTGCCCGCGCTCACCACACTGCTGTACGCTGTGCCGGAGGTGACAAGCGCGCCGGTCATGGTCACGTTCATGTAGCCCGTGCTGACGCCGCCGGGGTCATCCAATGCGTGGGAACCGGTCAGGCTGGGATTGGTGTTGTTGACAAACGCTGTTGCCGATTGCAGCCACATCGCACTGTTGGCAGGCTGGGTGCTACCAGTGCCGATGTAGACGTTGTACGTCCAGCCACTTCCTTGCGCGCCGCCCGCACCGGAGCCGCCGGTGTAGTTGTTCGGGATGCGCATGATGTTGAACGAAATGGTCTGCGACGAACCGCCGCCAGTGACGGCAATCGAGAGCGCGGCGGGCGAACTGTTGCTGTAGGGCGAGATCGACCAGGCCAGCGTTTCCCCGTTGTAGTTTTTCGCTGTGACGAGAATCCAGAGCGTGTTGTTGGAGAGCGCGCCCCCGGTCGCCGCTGTCGCGCCGCCGTTGGGAGGAGGCGGACTCCACATATTTTGCGCGCCGTTCAAGTACCAGACCTCTTGCCCGACCATGAGCGTTGGCGCGAGTTTGGCCGCGATCTTGGCGCGCACCGCCGGGTCAAACATGCGACCGTAAATCTCTGCCTCGTCAGTCACCACGTCCTGACGCGCAATCTGGCGCAGGAGGTTCTGCTTGTCTACCCAGACGTATTGCTGCTTCTGGATACTGCCGCCCTGGTTCAAGACGAAGCCGGTCACATCTGGACCATTGCCGTTGAAGACGGAGGTAATGGCGCGCCAGTGCTCCACGTCGATGCCGACGCTGGGAAAGCGCGGCAGCATGTTTTTGACGGGCGTGTCAAAGGGCTGCACGAATTTGGCGAGTGGCTCCAGGTAGTAGCCGGTCCAGTCGCTGTTTGCGCCAACGTACTGCTGGTCGCGGTTCAGGTCGCCGCCGAGCAGGCTGGTGATGGTATCCGTGCCGATACTACGCTGGTAGCGGTTGAGGTAGCTTTCGGGGGCGCGTTTCAAGTAGCGACCGACAAACTCATCGGTCATCTGTCCGCCCGAATCGAAGGCCACGCCGCCTTTGGCACGCGCCATCATGAGCGCCTGCCGCCGCAGCACGTCATGGTCGCCGCCCAGCGAATTGTCGATGACGCCCGCGACTTCTTTGCCGGTGTCACCTTCGCTGATCTGCGCGCCAGGGGGAAGCTGGGCTTTGATGGTATCTTGTGTTACTGGCATGGGTTATAATCCTCCACGCTGCGCGAGCAGTCCCGCAGCCAGCGCGTCTACTTGTCGTTCCTGTGTGTCAAGTTGGCCGCTCGCGCTTGCCTCGGCTATGGCCTTGTAGACCGCCGAACCGGTATAACGCTGGGCCTGGTAGGGGTCGGTCGGCAGACGCTTTTGCGCCTCGCCGGGGTGAGTACCTGCGTGCTGGATCGGCGCGCCAGGGACGGGCGTTTTCGCAATCCGCTCGATCTGCTCTTTTACCACGGACAATTCCGTGCGTACTTCAGCAAAGGTCGTGTCGTTTGCGCTGTTCGCGGCTTCCACTGCGCGAGTGATCGCACCGGTGATGATGGTTTCGAGATTTCCCGTGGGGGTACTTCTTGCAAGCGTGCCTGCGATGCCCTGCAGGCGGGCATAGACGGCGGCGAGTTGCTGGGTAACGACGCGCTCCACAATGCCAGTGAGAACGCGCTCAGTGTCACTGTCGCCGTCAGAGAGCGAGCTGGCGTCGCCGTCCGTGTCACCGAACGCGCCCCCGAACGCATCGATGTCGCCGTCGTTATCGGGGTCCATTTGTTTGAGTGCTGCCTGACAATCCGCGCATCCAGCATCGGCACAGTTTTGCATCTGCGATTTGGCAGCCATGAGGGTATGGCCGATACTCTCATGGAGTTTGTTCTTCGTGGCCGCGCTGATCGATTTGCCAGCACGTTCAAGCGGTTGCGGTTCAGGTTCTGGCGCGCTTTCCGGTTCAGGCTCTTCCGTAACGTCTGTCACAAAGCCATCTGCTCTCACGATCTGGATATCACAGCCAGGACAGGCGGGGTTATCCACGAGCGACAACTCAGCGACCGTGTAGCGCGGCAGGTAGGGATACTGTTTGCCGTTGTACTCTTTTTTCGGCCACCTGCGCGGGTCAGTGCCATACTCAGGGTCAGGAATGATGGATGCGCTGTAGCCCGTGAGGACATTATCCTCGACTTTGAGCCACGTGTCTTGCGCGCCGCGACTGATGCGCGAGCCAACGTAAATCGCGCGTTCCTGGGGATCAGGCAAGACTTCTAGCCGCCTGCCGACCGCTTTTTTTGGGTCGTGCTGCTCGCGAATGTTGCCACGCCACTGTGTCCACGCCTCTGGACAGTAGCCAAAGATCGTGCCATAGCTGTCAGGCACTTCCGCCGTCGCCTGTCCCCACACTTCACGTTTCGTCGCATCGATGCGGGTGAGCGGCAAGGACATGGCAAAGCGGTCGCTCTGGGTAATCACACCAGCAGAGGCCGCGCGCGCTTCGTCATGGCTGTGGTGGTGGTCAGCATCATTGTCGTGCGAGTGTTCGTGTTCGTGGTTCTCATCGTTGCCTTGTGCTCCAAAAGCCGGATGGCTATGGGTGTGCGTACCGCTCATCGGCTCGTGATTGCCAGTGGCGCGGTCTATCGTGATGTGAGAGGGCATAGCTCTATCCTTTGTGTTGTCGTCTTGCCAGCTATCAGGAAGTTTCCAGCCGTTGGCCTTCGCTTTGCGTTTGAGGCAGGCTTTCACGGCAGCGGGATCGTCGGCATGGCCGATAAGGTGGACGGCATTGTTGAAGTCGGATTCATTCTGAACCGGAAAACTTTTATGGGGGCCACAGAACGCCGATTCGTCCATGCCCTCGCGCTCTTTGTCGGAGTAGTAGCGGCGGGCGATGGTTTCGAGGTCAGGAGATAGACCGGCGGTCAGCAGACGCTCTAACTCCGTCTGCAAAGAGGATGTGATCTCTTCAGGAGAAAGAATTTTATAGGTTGTGTTCGCAGGCATAGAAAAAGCCACCTCGCTAATCTACGAGATGGCTTAATGCCTCTATGGGCGAAAGCTCTAAAACGTTCTTACGCTGATTATATCACGTTCTCGGATTATGTTCTAGTGCTCGCTCTTTCCTTCTCTTAACAAGGGAGCGTCAAGCCAATGGAACGGAATATGCTCGGATATAGTCATCAGGTGGCGTATCCAGCGGTGGGCAATGATCGAGCAGTTCACTACGACATGGTAGCCACATCTCTTCTATTGTCCAGACTAGCACCACCTCACCATTGACTAACTCGACTTCTCCCTGATGCACGCGCCAGTAGTCATCCTCGTGGCAGGTATACCCGATATGCTCCTTCCAATGCCAGCAGTTGATATCTTCCCACGTCAGCGGTCGGGGTAAGGGCTTGCGGTACTTTGCTCGCAACTCTTCCAATCGGCGCGCGCGCTCTTCTGAAAGCCGTTGCTCGCTCATTCCTCCCTCACTTTCTGCTCTAGCAACTCAGGATGCTCATAGATATTGCCGATGACCTCTACATACGGCCACATGCGCTTAGGTGGCCTTCCATTGTTGTTGCTGTGATACCAACCGCCTTCCTCATCCCACCAGAATACTTCTCCGATGGCATTAGTAAAGTCGCCTGTCATATCGTGAGGATGATTGATACAAACGATATCTCCCTCATAGATTTCCTTGCCGTGAGTATCCTTGAGACCGGTACACCAGAGAGGTATATAGCGATGGTCAACATTCCAACCGACAACCTCGCCATCTCTGAAGGAGTCAGCATCTACCACTATCGGTAAGCCGTGTAACCCAATAGCCAGCACCTCTTTACTATTCAGTGCTTCATCAGCATAGATCATTCGTCGCTCTTGCTTATCCCAGAACCGACACCTTCGCTCGTTCATACCAACACCTTCATATATGGTGCAAGTGCTCGCTTCGCTTCCTCTTGCCAGAGATAGACGGGCAAGAACTCGGTTTCAAACATCCAATAGAGTTCGCCGCTTTGATAGAGCTTGAATAAATAGATCAAGATAGGATTATCGATTGCGATCTCATAACCAAGTGTGCGCAGGTGAGACTGAAATAGCTCCTGTTCGTTCATATGTCCTCTGTTTCAGGATAGTACAAGAGCATATCGTCATACTCAGGAGCGGGCGTGTATGGCTCTATCGGCTCTCGCTTACCAGTTAATGCTATCTGTGAAAGTGCTATTGCTACTTCTTGCACGGTATAGCCAAGATCAAGTAGCAACAGTTCTGTCCTGATTGATGGAAAATATGGTTCTACCTCACGGCTTTGAGGCGGTATAATGCGCGGCGGCACAAGTGCCATGTTATTGCTCTTCCTTCCGTAACTCTATTATCCCGACCAGAATGTTTTCATATCAATGCCTTCCACCTGGCTAAAGTTGTTGAAGATAAATTCCACCATCGCCAGATAGAGCCTGTCCTGTTCGTCACCGCTCCAGTCATAGCTAATCTGCGCGTCGAAACTATATTCCTTGTCACGCTCGTTGAAGTACACACCGGGCGCAAAGGACTTTTCTGGTAGCTTTTCTTGCAGGAAGTTCTCAAACCGCTCTTCGATTTCTTTGATGGTGCCACGCGGGTTGTACCCGTTGCACATATAGCCTTCTATTTGCTTTTTGACATAGATTCCGATGACGAGTCCCATGCCTCACCTTTTACCAGTTCTGTATACCGCTTCAATATCTCCGCCCATTCTACCACATGTTCCTGCTTACAGTGCCGACACTTGTAGGCAATGCCTGCCGCCACAAAAAAGAACACGGCATGTCCATCAATCGGACAGCGCTCTTTGACCGGTTGGCTATTCTGTTGTGGCGTGGGCGACTCAATCATACTGACTCCTTTGTCAGCATCTCCCATATCTGCTTGATATAGCGTGCATCGGCAAGCGCGTTGTGTGCGTTTTCTTGCTCAGGAAGCCAATCATCAGGAATACCCCGCTCGTCGAGAAGCTGCTGAAGGTCTCGCATATAGTGCGGAAGAGATGCGGGAACATCCATCATCGTGCCAAAGAGTTGGCAGAGAGCTACAAAGTCATACGCACAACACCAGCCGATGAGTTCAGGATAGCCATATTTCTCGATATCCATGAATGCCAGGATTTCTTGCTTTATGGCCTCACGGGTACGCATCATACATCTCTTAGAGCGACATTTGCCCGTTGGCTGGCCTTCATGGTTTATCTTATGACCGCAACACGGACAAAGCGGAAGCGGCTTAATGACATGCTCTTTTACCCAGTCGCTTGCCTTGCTCTCATCAAACTCAATTGATTGCAGATACAGCTCACGCCCGTCTTCAGCAACAATACCAATACTTATCAAATCTATCGTCTTGCCGTCGTCAATAAACTCTTCGTCCAGGAAATATTTCACGATTGCCCTCCTACTGCCTGAATATGGCACCGACAACGATTATGGAACGGTGCGTTGGTATGTCCGCTTGGAAATGTTGAGCCTATCGGAATCGGCCCGGCCTCTGCATTCGTCACACAGAGCGCACAGGCATCTGGCTCGTTCACCGCCTCGATCTGAGCAACACCGGAAGCTTGCAAAGCATCCAGCACGGTTTCCTCGATCACTGTCTGGATTTCTGTCGTGGCATAGGTATCCGCTACCTGCTCAGCAACACTTTCCATGACCGCTTCGATATCGTCGCTACTCGCATCATCACCCAGCGCCTCAACCTGCTCGCTGAAGAGGCTCGTCGCCCAATTAATAGCGCGGCTCATCAGGTTTTGTGCCGTCGTGACAACCGACTTGAGCGCGTTGCCTAACCCGCGTGACTGCTGGCCGAGTTGCTGTTGTGCAAAACCTTGCCCTAAGCGTTGCGCCTGCTCAAGATACTGCACAATGGCCGCGCTCACCACCTCACGGTCAACCTGGCTGTAGTCCAGTTTCGTGCCATGCCTGCTACCCGAAAGTACCAGCTTCTTGAGCGTGCGCGCTAGCTCCTGCTCACAGGTCAATTGCTCTGGCGGAGGTTGCCGCCACTGTCGGCGGCTGGCACGAAAAAACGTGCGTCTCCTGCTCGCGCACGCTCAAAGACGGCTCGCACCTCGTCCGCTGTGGTCGCTGTCGTCAGTCCCTGCTCAATCATGCGCCGTTCCCTGGTGGGGATAACCTCGGAGGCGAAGGGCCGGAACGGGCGCGCCGCTTTGATATCGTCAATGGCACGGGCACGCCAACGCTTGATGTCGGCACGAGCTAACGCTGATAATTGCTCATCAGATTGCCGTTTTGCTTCACGTTTCGCATCCCAATACTCAGGATACTGCTCATCACCCATTTTGAACGGAAATCGCTGGTCGCCAACGCACAACCAGACCGTATCAAGCGCGAGCGGAAGCGGTGGCACTTCGTCAACCGGCATCGGCTTGTCAGCATCGACATAGGCCAGCGTGATATGTGGCGTGTAGCCGTGATTGTCAGCGACGAAATAGCCCGCCGCCTCAACTGCCTGTACCAACTTCGTGCGAAATTCAGCAAGGCCCGGAACATCGACTAAAGCAATTACTGGCGTCTCGTCCGTCTCTGCCGGGAAGAAGCGACCAAGACCACCAACAACCCCGGAAAGCGGCTTTGCTTCAGAGGAAATCAGCGCGATCGCGTCTTTGATCTTTCCTGGCGAGGTATGCGGTCTCAGCAGATCATCGGTCGAATCATCCTCCATATCGCCAAGATAGGCCAGCGTGATATGAAGATCGCCTGCCGGTTCACCGCCGGGAATAGCCAACTTTTTCGCCGTTGGCGTGTCCAGCAGGAAGGCCAGCATCATGCCTGTCTGCGGCCCATCACCTTGCGTAGCGCGTTCTAGTGTGATCGGCTCCAACTTGCAATCACAGCCATCATGACCACCTGGCCTGGTTGCCCCGCTCGGAAACGCTTCACCGGCAGCGCGGACATGGCCATCGTTGGCTACACACGCATCACAGGTACAGTTGCCTTTGCGCCAGATGCTCATTGCATTGGCGTTAGCATGGCCTTCAAATCCTTCTTTGCCCGTTCCACTATTGAAAGCGGCGTCGGTGTCAGCGCCTGCCGCGCGATTTTGCGCTTTTCCCGACCCTTGAGATTTGCCAGTTTGCGTACCGCTCGCACTCGCTGTCGTCCTGTTGCCCACGACCTTGCCAGTGCTGCTTCCGCTTTTCGGATTCGCCTTTGGTTGAGCCTCTTCATCGTCGTCTTCTCCTGTTGTTGCAACATTTTGTTGTGGATTTTGCGCGGTCATCTGGAAACCGGCGATCTGCGCCTGTCGCTGCGCATCCATCATTTCCTCATCGTCCAGCCAGACCGGCCCATCTTTGGTGAGCACCATGCGTCCGAGGTGCTTCCCGTCCGGCTCTTCTGGCAACTTTGCGAGCTTTGCCGCGTTGGAGAGGCCGAGTATGCCCGCGCTGGTGTACATGGTGAGCGTGGCGGCTTTCGCCTGTTCGTCTTCCTGTTCCTCGAAGCCCCCGAACTGCAGATCGAAGAGTTCACCGTGCAGTTCGGACGGGAAATCGTTATTCATCACGCCGGTGAGCATGCCCGCATAGGTCATAGCTATCGGGCCAATCGTGCGCCGGTAGAGGACGTTTTGCTGTGAGTCGCCACTGCTCTTGTGGATATCGTCGGTAAAGCTGATATCCCCCATGCTCATGCCATAGCAGCCCGTTGCAATATTGAGTAGCCACATGTCGAAGTCGGTCATGATCTCGCCGTTGTCGACCTGGATGATCTTGACGCCGGGCATGGTGAACTTCATTTGCGCCTGCCGGGCTGTGTTGCCTGCCATAAGCGCGTTCCACTGTTGCTCAAAGCTGTCGATCTGGTCCGGCGTCCAGTTGGTAGATTCCGGTACCTCTGCGATGGCCTTTGGCATGTTGCCTTCCGTAAACATCGCAAGGTCACGCTTTTTCTTGCGCAGCGCCTGGTTGACCTCCATGATGATGCGTTCGACGCGAGACTGACCATAGGGTGTATCGGCAGCCGGTGACTCCTGGTAGTGCAACATCATATCGGTGGTATAGAGCATGCCAGGAATGCCCCAGGGGTATTGCTGATAGGCATAAGGCGGGTCATCATCGGGCGCTGGTGTGTCTCCCCAATCGTTCAAGATAGGTTTCATCGAGTCGCCGGCGATGATATGCAGGCCGAGGAGTTGGCCGCCACGTGTGCGGTGCTTGTAGACGTACAACTCGTCGATCTGAGTCTGTTCTCTGAGGGCCTTGCGTAGCCACGTATGGATATCTTTGCCGCCGGTAGAACTGCCGTCGTCAGCGGTGTGCTTGCCATTAGGTTTCTCAAACCAGCGTTTGAAGTAGCTAATCTCCTCCTGGAAATCTTTCTCTTCGAGGCCCTGTGCAACGTATTCAGGTTTGAGTTTGATCTGCACATTCATTCTGGGAACCATGTCAAACCAGGCGCGTTCGCAGAGCGTGATGCCAGAATACATCTTGGCCAGCATACGCAACTGTTGGAAGCCGGGGATATCGGGGTTGCCCTGCGTGCGGTCGGGGACGTAGGTGTTGACCGCAATCGGGAAAGGATAGCGCACGGGGATGCCGCCGGGATCGACGCCGGGCTGTGGCGGCAGTGGTTGACCGGGGGTAAAGAGCGGTATCTGATTGACAGGGATGCCCGCCTTTGAGCCGTAGAATGTTTGCCCCAAAATTCCTTGTGCCTGGCCCGGCATGACGTACATGGTTGCGCCGCCGGGTAGCACGATAGGCACGGCGGCACGATCAATCGTCGGTTGTGGTCGGTTACGTTGTTTAGTGTGGCGTCGGCTCATGGGCGTTTTCCTCAGAACTATTCAGGACTTCCATCCTGATGCGCAAATACTGGCCTTTTTCGAGTTTGCGAATCGTCTTTGCAAACTGTTCAAATGTTGCGTCTCCCAGCATGGACTCACTCAGCAATGAACCATACTCCGCTTTCACGAGGACATCACCGCCTTCTAGCCAGTCAACAAGACTGTAGCATCGTTCATTGCTGTACTCACTACTCACGTCGTTTGCTCCTTCTTCTGCTCAGGATGGCCCGGACAGAGCAGAAATATCCCGCCCTCTTTCCCAGCTTGCATCTGCTCTACAATGGCGCGACCTAAATCCTTGATGCGCCCGCATATCGCACAGAGATTGCTCTCTTGTGGCTGCTCTTGTGTATCGCTCACGCATTTCTCCTTATTGCCAGTATGGGCGTCGCGAGGGCGTCTCAATGGCACGCTGTTTCTGCTCGGCTTCACGTTGTTGTTGCCGCTCGGCACGCTCTCTAATAGCGGCGATATAGTTGCTCGCTGACGGGCCATCGACGGCCATTGCAGCATAGCGCCAGCAGTCCATCGCATGGTTGTTGAGGTCCACTGGTACCTCTTTGATCGGCTTGCCGTCCTGCGCTTTGGGCCAGACATACTCTAAAATCTCACCTTCTGAGCAAAACGGCTTGTGTGCATTGACCAGCGTCTCATCGCGCTCAGGAAGCGAAAACTCGTAGACGTAGAGGCGCGGGCGACCATCACCGGCAATCTGCAAACGCGACTGCACGGCGCTGATGCCAGGCGCAATATCGTTTGTTGCCTCTATCGCGTTCAAGCCGTTGCTCCTGAATTTGGTGATGTAGGCAGGCTCTGCCGGGTCGCAATGAAACGCGCCAACGCCGAACGTCGCTTTCATCTCCTTGCCTCGTGCCACCCACCAGTCATCCACCTTTTGCGTCATATAGATCTCGCGTATGAGGTACATGCGGCCATCGCCATCGACAAACCAGACCAGGATGACGCCCGGATTGGTATAGCCCCAGTCCACTGAGGCGAGTACCTGCTTGACCGCCGGGCCGGGCTTCCCGTCTTCGGTGAGTATCCCCCAGGCGAGCAACTGCTTTTTGCTGGCCTTGTGCAATGCGCTATCCCACTGCTCATAGACCATGCCCTCAGCGGCTGCCCACTGACCGAGGTAGTAACGCAGGTAGCGCACGCCAGTAAGCGCTTTCAGACGTGCGAGGCGCTCAGGTGTGATACTGGGATTATCCACATGCCTGCTTTCCAACATTTTGGTGAGTCCGAGGTCACAACGTTGTTTGAGCCAGTGCGTCGGCGGCCCTGGGTTGCAGTCGCCAATCAACTGCTGATAGGGCATAGCCCCATAGCGCAGGCGCATACTCAGCGTTTCCCAGTCATTCTCGGAGAGTTCGGTCGCCTCTTGCGGATAGATCATGTCCCACTCGGAGGACAGCACTTTTTCGGCGTTATCCATGCCGCCAACGGCAATAATGGAGCCATTGGGATACTCATACTGCTGATCAACAGTGCTGAAGTGGATGAGCGAGCCGAGCCAGCCCTGTGGCAGCACCTTCTTTTCGTAGGTGACCATTGCTGTTTGACCCAGGCTCTTGCGTGTCTTGCGCACCATGAGCAGGCGTGAATTCGGATACTTATCAGCGCAGTAGTGTAGCTTTTCGAGAATACTCCTCGACTTGCCGGTATCTGCCGGGCCACACAAAAGCAACTCAGGACGCCGCGACCGCCACGCGATGCGTGATGCGCCAAACGGTTGATAAGGCGCGCGCTCTTTCGGACGCCTGAGAACAGCTTTCGTCATTCTTCCTCCACGCCATCGTCTTCAGGGACATTGACATACTCTTTGGGGAGAAAGTTGTTGATTGTCATGCCCTTCTCGCGGTATTCCGGCATACGTTTCTTGGCATAGAATATGAGGAGGGTGTCGCTATACTTGCGTATCATCATCATAGGGCCGCGCTTGTAGATCGGCTTACCCTTGCTATCAAGTTTTTGGTTTCCCTCTTCATCCAGGTCAGGCTCATACTCGTAGACTGGCTGGCCCTGACTGATAATCGGCTCCACAACCCCCTCTATCGCACGCCGTCTGATTTCAGCTTCGATGCGAGCATTGGCGGCTTTATCGGCAATGTTGAAGGCGAACAGAAATTGTTCATCATGCTCTTGCCAGTAGTAGACAAGCGTTCGATCTATCTCTGCCTGCTCAGATGCTTGCAAAATGTTGGCTGTGCGTTCGTAAGCGTCAAGGAACTGCGCTTGCGCTCTGATGCGCTGCGCTGCTGTCATGCGCTGGCCCTGTCGTCTCTTTTTTTGAAGTGTCGAAGTGTAGAACTGCTCGCTCATATCCTGCTCTCGCCTTTTGCAAAATCAGCCCAAAAATATGCGTATTTCAATTCGTGGCCGGTTCTGTCTGCTCTTCCATCTCATCCACATACCTGATCTCGTACTGGCCTTTGAGATCCAGCAGGTGATGCAGCTCGCCCATCATCGTGAAGACACTGCCATTATCGAGCGTCACCAGACCATTCGGATAGTGCGTCCCCCACGCCTCGTGCTTGTCATGCTTGCGGGTGTCTCTCGTCTTCGTCTTGCTGTTATCCCAAATCGCTTTGAAGAAACGCGGTTCCTCGCGTCGCTTCAGCAGTGTGTTGATCGTGGCCACAGCAGGTGTGTTGGCTTGTGTCATCATGGTTGTTTCTCCAGCCAGCTAAATTGCGCATTGTGTCCATCGGTATTTCCCCAACGCCGGAATCCATGCACATGGTCATCGGGATAACTGCTTGGCTGGAAACCGGGGAAGAAGGAACGGGCAGCGGTGACAATGCACCAGTCCTTATGCTTGAGGTTGTCAGGAAAATCAGGGGAATACACGATATGCTCCTCAGAGCCGCAACAATCGCAGGTGACATTGCAGGTCATCGACGAGTAGCGTAACAGCAGTTTCCCATCGGCAATCTTGTGTAAGAATGCTGCTTGTGTATCATGGGCAGATTTCTCAATCAGGATGTAAGGCGAGTCTTCTGCCCGAATCACCATCGTCGTCATGAGACCTGCATTGACTGTTTGTGATTGCTCACTCAGCGCAAATTGTATATCAGTCATCGAATAATTCCTCCGTGGCGATGCTCGCTATCGCTGTGCTGCACCGGATCGCCAGTCAGCGCCTTGTAGAGCAGCGGCAATGAGAGTAGCAGCGCCAGGGCCAGTGTCACCGCGCAACTGAACAGAGCGTATTTCATGGGCGCGCCTCTTTCTGTAGCCACTGTTTCAATGCTTCTACGTCCCGATCAAATTGCTCATCATCACGCTGGCTGGCATCGAAAAGCCGGATATAGGTACGGTACACATGCGAACCGTCCAGTAGAGCATAAAGCACCTGGCGCATCGCTTCTGAGAGCGGTGGCATCTGTTCGCTCATACGTTTTTTCTCTCCTGTCGCAGTCGCTCGCTGGCAAATGGCATGAGCAGGCCCAGCTCCTCTGCTTCCAGCCGTGCCTGTAGTCGCCTGTCATAGAGCGGGCCATAGCGTGCCACAGCGCGAGAGCAGAGAAAGCCAGTAGCCCCGGTCAGCAGCGCGAGTAGTTTTCGTTTGAGTCGAGTCACGTCGCCTCCAAAATGACAAAAAGCTGAGTATCCACAAAGGGACACTCAGCGAAGGCGTGCAGTGTCATAGGTCTATTGGCTATAAGAATCAGGCGATATCAGGTAAACGGCTCATTAAATAGTCATCGGCACATTTAAAACGCTTGAGTTTGCCAGCCTCGATAAGGATATAAATCTCTCCATATCCCCCGGTCTCATTGTCTCGCGAATCGTTCAAGAATTTCTGGACGCGCAGGGCCATCTTTGCCACCTCTTGTTCGACTTCAATGGTGACACGCGACGGCGGCGTAGAAGCGGTATCCTGTTTCACATTGTGTTACCCCCTCATAATAGCGAAAAGCAGCCCTCGCGAAAGGACTGCCAGTAAAGACGTACTCAGTTCTGAGAGTAGTATAGCCCATTTTATAATCGCTTGCAATGAGCGTCTCTTAAGCAAAGAGGCGTGGAGCGCGACCACTGGAGAGTGTCAAAAGTAGCGCACAGTGTTAGCTGGAATTGACACAGAGGAGCCGCGTCACCTGGAAGGGTTGGACGCGGCTCGTGTGCCATGATTATGCGCTCATGACGGCAATGGGAGCTGGGCACTTACCATACTCCGCCGGGCCGACCCGGCTGGTATCAAAGCACGAGGCAAGGATTTGCACCTTGCATAGCCTAATACTTCCATTCGGCCTTCGTCTAGCTCCTTCGGCCCCACACTTTTGCGGCTGTAAGCACCATCATAGCTCGTAGTTACCTTCTGCTAGCTAAGTCGTCTACCTATTCCGCCACTCGTGCTTTCTGAAACGTTGGCCCGTCACTCGGCGTTGGGGCCAACGTTTCAGAGGATGAAACCGAATCTATTCTACCCCACTCTGTCAACTTTCAACTCAGCAATGAGAGAATGTCACAATTCTTTCATAAATCTCCATTTTTCTATCGCTGCTATAGACAAAACCCAACTATTCTGCTAAGATAAGCCGGCGCGAGGGGGTAACAATCTGCGCAATAATACTGATAAGGTGGCTGCGTGACGATGCGAAACTACTGTTCTGGATAATCGTTTTCCACCCATATTCCCCATGCCATCCCATAGCAGAAGAGTATCACCGCGCCGACGACAAGCAACACGAAGGCCGTGCCGCCATAGGGCAAGAAATCGAGGCTATGCGAGATCGCCAGCACGAGCAGGGTGAGCGGTATGGTGAATGTGCCTGCCATTGCCATGAGACAGGCGGCGATGACGCAGCGCCCGAAGACGGAAAGCGATTGCCAGCGAATAGGGCGCAAAGAAACGTCAGTGTGTTTCGGGTCAGGCGTGCCACTCCATGCACCAGGCCAGGCTTCTCTTATTGTTCCCTCTGATAAAATCACCGTCGTATTATCCTCTGCCGGAATCTCGATGGGAACGCCAGGATAGAGCATTGCCTCAGTAAACCAGGGCGGCAGACCCATATGTTCTTTCAGTTCCTCAAATGTATGCGGATTCTCCATCAGTTACCCCCTCGTTTATCATCAGATAAATTTATTCTACTTCCTGCACAATCGTACTACCTGCCGGTGGCAATGCTTTTTGCTGCTCAAACACCTCAAACATGGTCATATTCTCTTCAACGAGCAGATACGGCATAAACACCTCTTCCATTTTTACCATGCCGCTATCGATAATCGCCATTTGCGCACTCACCCAGTCGCGAATGTTGGCCCATGCTGTGCGATAGGCTTGCTCATCGAGACGATCACCGCTAATACCTTTACCGCTATTACGGTAACTTTCTGCTACCAGCTTTCGCACGTTCTCAAATCGTGCTGGCAAACGAAACGTATAGTTCACCCCATGTAACACCAACACGAACTGGATCGAGGTTGCATTTCCCTCGTCGTCAAATTCAAGCTGAATCTTCCTCGCTTTATGAGCGGCCAAAGCCTGCTGGATTGCACCGAAAATGCCGTCCATCGACGCCTGACTTGTGTAATTCTTCAACCTACTCGCTTTTCTCTGCTGTACCATTCTCCTGTCCTCTCTTTTTCAGATAGGTCGCCACACTCGACTCGATCACCCACCAGTTGCGGCCTAATCGAAACGCCTGGATGTCGCCCGCGTTGCGCAGGCTGTGGATCTGGCTACTGTACTTGAGGCCGAGCCGACGCGCTGTTTCCTGGAGCGTGATTGTGCCGGGCGGTGTGTAGCGTTTGGTGGCGGTGGTCATGACGACACCTCTTGCGCTTGCCGTTGCTTCTCCTTGTCTATCTCATTCTCGATATTTATCATCAGGTCATACACGTCTGTCCAGGCCAGTTGCTCTGCATTGCGGATAGCGACCACAGCGGCATTACGACTATCCAGCATTTGCGCGTTGGTTTTGATGACCTCCAGATCGTGCTTGATCTGTTTAAGGCTGGCTAACAGGTATTGGAGTTCCATCGGCTATTTTCCTTCCTGAATGCGCTTGATCCACTTATTTGCGGTTGTCGGTGAACACCCAACTTTTTCAGCGATTGCACGTCCGGTAAGCGTACTGTCCAGGGCATATTCAGCGCGTATCTTTTGTTCGATTTCACTGGACGCGCTGTCCACGCCGGTGTCCACTGGACTGTCCAGGGTGTTCACCTGTGCAGGCGCTGCGATCAGTGGGGTGTTCACGGCGGGCAATTGCGGCTGTGTGACCGCCAGTTTCAACGCCTCTACTTCCTGCTTCAATTCCATGATAATGTTCACGGTATCCGCTGTGATGTTCAGGGTGTTCACCTCTGATCTATGTGTCTGTTCAGGGTGTACGCCCTGTTCTTCGCGAAACCAGCCGCTCATGAAGATGAGTACCAGCACGAGCGCCGACCGTTCCCACGTCAGGGCAATCGGATTAATACCAAGCTGTACCGTCGCCTGTTCAACGGAAATGCCAACGCTATTGGCCCGTGCGATAATCGATTGCATCTGGATAGAGACGTAGCTAATCGCCGCCGCGATGCACACAGCTAGAACGATTTCAGCCACCTTGCGCCTGCCCGCCTTGTCAGAGAGATAGACCTTGTGCGCTTTTGCGCCCAGGCCAAGCACCTGAAAGTCAAGCGTGAGGAGCAGGCAGATCGCCCAGGTCAGCGCCAGACCTCCATACTGGCGCAAGGCATTGCCGCCGGTAAGTAGGTCCACGCCTGCGATGATACCGGAGATAGCGAGCGCAGGACCCGATAAAGTGATAATACTGTCTTCGAGTTTGTTGATGCTCTCTTTGAGCGTGATCTGTGGCGGATGGATACGCATACACGTCCTACCTTCCTACTACCAGAACCAACCGCGCTTTTTCGGCTGCTCGTCTACATCCACAGTAATAACTTTGCCCTTTACCTCATCCATCAAGGTCTCCCACTCGCGCTGCAACGCTCTGTACTCTTCATCATAGCGTGTCGGCTGCTCGCTTTCGACTTCCTCCCTTGTCAGGGAAGAGGCAATCTCATCTTGCCGGTCTCGTATGGCCTGAATACGATCAACTTTCTCGTAGACACTCAGATCAGGCGTCTCAAACATCTTGCCGAACCATCCCATGTCATTCCTCGCTTTCTTAATGTTCATGTGGCAGGAAGTAGCCGCCACATTCTGAGCAATACACGCGAGAAGAAGGATTATCCCCGAGGACTGGCCCCCAGGTTCCATTACGGTAACGTTCTAATCCATGCTCTCGCAGCATGTCTTTTTCAATCTCATACCGCCGTTGCTTGTCTGCCCCCATGTATTCATTTGCTAAGGTTTCCGGTTTGCTTTTGAAGAAATCGAATAATCCCATATCATTCCTCGCTTTCTTTCGCTATTTCCAGCGATGCGCTGAATGCGTATTCTCTTCAGGATGAGGCCAGGGGTCATTTCCGCCTGTCGCCTCATGATACTTCTGAAATGCAATACAAATCGGCACTGCTATGACAATCGCTAGAATAATAGCTACAACCATCTCGTTCCTCGCTTTCTATTTGCTTGCTTTCTTCCGTTTCAAGTAGCGTCGTTTGCGTTCGCGGTGCGTGGCGTGCGCCTTCTCAATATCGTCCAGATGCATCCGGTGGAGCAGGTGCCATTTGCCGCAGTACCAGCCGACGAGAAAGCCGACCAGCGCGCCAGCGAGCAGTGCTACTACCACCGCATTCATTGCGCGTTCTCTTCCAGACCGCTCACGATCTGCTCATACTCAACACATGCTCTCTGGTAGGCAACCGTGCCACCAGCTTTCACCCGCCAGACTTTTTCCACGATGGCGACCTTGCCCCATCCTTTTTCACGCAATGCGAGGACTTCTGAAAAATGCGCCTGAAAAAGACTCTGTGAAACCGCATCTGTATTGGTTTCACCGGTATTTTTCAAGTCGCTTTCAACAACAGTGTCGGTGTCCTTCATGCGCCTTTCAGGAAAGGGGATCACATTTTCAGACTGCCTCGATTTCGCAGCCACCAGGCGCTTGACATCGTAGATCGGGGCCAGCACGATATCAGAAAAGGAGGGATACTCGACGACGAACTGACCAGGCTTGCCTTTCGCAAAGTTCGCCTTGATGAGTTCGGCATTCATGAAGCCAGCCGCTTTTGCCGCTGTCGTATCGATAGCGGCAGCGCTCCTGAAACGGAACATCTTCTGCGTGACCTTCATCTCGTCCGTCGAGTAGTCGGTCTGCATGCATGCCAGCAGAAACATGCCATATTTGCGCCCGCGCACCGCCAGAATGGTGAGATCGGCAAACATCCTTTTCAGCAGCTTTGGATCCACGACTTCATAGCCGAGAGAAAGCATCTCCTCGACATACATCAGCAACACCGGTTGCCGCTCCAGTTCGG